ACAGTTCCGCCGAACTCGTCTGTTGCTTTTGAGATTGGTGATCAGGTGAACTTGTTGCAGTTAGGTGCAGGTCAGGTGACGGTTGCCGCTGGTTCTGGTGTGACCTTGAGGGCGCAGGGAACTCGCGTGAAGTTGAACGGTCAGTACGCTCTTGCCACTCTTGTGAAGATTGGCACCGATGAGTGGGTGCTGGTCGGCAACACGGTGGCGTAATGCAAATCATCGGGTCACCGGCGGCTCGCAACACCCCATCTTCCGTTGAATACATTGCTGTTGGTGGTGGCGCTAACGGCACTGGGGGTAACTGGACGAACAATGAGTTCGGTACGGGCGGTGGCGGTGGTGGTTTGGCCTCTGGGACTTTAACCAACCCTGTTTCTGGTACGGTGACTGTTGGCGGGGCTGGCGCTAATTCGACGTTCTTTGGTGAAACTGGTAACGGCGGTAGCCAAGGCACATCTAGTCAACAACCCCAGTTCAGTTCTGGCGGTGTAGGCGGTGGGCGTAGCACTGCTGGTGGCGGCGACGGCGGTAACGGTGGCACTGTCGGAGCCAATGGTGCTGCTGGTAACGCATCAAGTATTTCTGGTACGTCTGTAACTTACGGTGGCGGTGGCGGTGGTTCTGGTTATCCAACTGCCGCGTCTGGTGGTGCGGGTGGCGGAGGCAACGGAAGCGCATCGATAGGAAGCCCGGGAGGCACAAACACTGGTGGCGGTGGCGGCGGCGGTGCGTTCGGTGGGGGCGGCGCTGGTGGCACTGGCGTGGTAATCATGCGCTACACCGACACATTTGACGACCCTTTCTCCATTGATGTTGGTTTGACCTACGCCAAAACGACAAGCGGTGGGTACAAAGTGTTTACGTTTACTGCTGGTACCGGAACGGTGACGTTCTGAGTTGCGCCTTTTACGCCTCATAGTTTTCGCTCCTGCGGCGGTGATAGCGTTCACCACCCCAGTATCAGCCGACACTTTCAACGAGAACTTTGATGACAACACCTACGATTTGTCTGTGCAGTTGGGCAGCAATGCCCGGTGGTGTTCTGAATACAGTAACCAGTATGGGACTTCAGGCCCGTCCTTGTGCTTGTTCAACACATCCAGTCCCACCGTCTTTGTGTTCCCAGACGATGTTCAGGTTCAAGGATTCGAGTTCGTCGCTGGAGCCAAGAACGGAACCGTTGATTTAACTGTCGTTTACGACGACGAAACCACCGGCCAGTTCCCTATCGACGGGTCGTGCTGTGAGGTAACGGTGCAGGTTACTGCCCCCGAGGGACAATTTATTGAATCGTTTTCTGTCCCTGCCGACTGGGATCTTTGGTTGTTTGATTCTTTGGTTTGGGTTGCCGACCAGGTTCAAACATCAACGACAACAACAGAACCGTCAACGACAGTCCCAGAATCATCCACAACGCTAGAAACAACCACGACATCTACTTCCACCACTTCTTCGGTTCCAACAACAGCACCACCCCCACCGCCAGCCATGCCAGAAGCGGAGCAAACAACAGTACCCGAAACATCTATTCTCCCTTCCACATCAGTCGCGCCTTCCACAACTGAAACGCCAGTAACAACGCTGCCCCCGGCCACATCCACCATTCCATCAACCAGCACCCTACCTGCTACCACTGTCCCTGACACCACAATCCCTCCAGACGCGTCAGGAAGCTCGGAGAGCGACGCAAACCCAGATCCCGTGGTAGACACAGGGCCGGTTGAACAGCCGCCTTCTGACGCGCCTTTGGAACAGAAGTTGGAATTTGAGTCCAAAGTGGACGTGTTCTCTGGCGAGTACGACGAATATGTGCCCGTCGGGTCAACGATCACTGTCGCCCAACGACGCACCGTTGTCGCTGTGACAGCCGTACTTATTATGTTTGCGCCACCCCCAACTAGAATGCGACGGACATGAAAAAGTTCCTAGCTTTCTTGGGGGATAACAGTTGGACCTACGCCGGTACCGGCTTGGTTCTTATTACTTTGACCGGGCCGACACTTCGGCAGGCAGTTTGGTTGACTGGTGTAACATTAGTCCTACACGCAGTAATCACATTATCGCTTAAGGAAGACTAATGGCAACCCTCAAGACCCTGATCCTTCGTATCATCGCCGTGTTCGGTTCGTCCGCCCTCGCCGCTGTCGCAGGTGGCGCGGTTCTTGACGTTGAGTTGTGGAAGGCCGCCGCTATCGCTGGTATCGTCGCCGCCGCCAAGGTTACCGAGGCACTGTTGCGTGCATGGTCGAGCGATGGTGTGCTCACCAAGGAAGAGATTGCTGAGGCTTTCGGCAAGGCTAAGTAATGGCAAAGCCTTTCCCCATTGTCAAAGTAAAGCTTTGCTCACACCTTAAGGGTGTCAAGCCAGGAGAATTAACGCCTGACCTTCTCAAGAACATTGAGAAAGGCAAGCTGCACCATTGTGCCGCTGACGCATACGAGGCTATGGATGAGGCGGCCAACGAAGCAGGCATTGACCTAAGCCCCACTTCAACCGCTGACACATACCGTTCGTTGGAGATGCAAGAGTACGGGTTCTTTCAACGGCACACCACCACCCCGAAGCCGAAGCAGATGAAGCAGAAGCCCCGCATCTACAAGGGCAAGGCTTGGTATTTGAAGAAGGGCATGGCCCCCCTGGCGGTCCCCGGTACCAGCAACCACAACCTCGGTATCGCTGTCGATATTGCTAACGCTTCCGGCAAGCGTCTTGAGTGGATGTTGGCGAACGCCCACAAGTATGGGTTCTCTTGGGAGTTGCAGTCCGAGCCGTGGCACATCCGTTATGTGGCAGGCGATGATATTCCAGAGGCAGTCAAAATCTGGAAAGAGTCCAAAGTTACCGAGCAGTAACATGGATGCGGGTTGGGCGGTATTTCTTGCGTCAGTAGTGACCGCCTCAGGTGGCGTCGTTGTCGCATTGCTCAGCAAGTTCCGTAAAGAAAACGCCAAGGACCACGAAGTTGTTACGGGCCTTTTGCGCATGATGTACCGAACCCAGCAGCGGACCGAACAAAAACTCGGCAAGGTTGACGAGAGGCTACAAGAGCACATAGAGTCGCACCACCACAAATAGGAAGGTGCTTGCAAATGGCGAGGGGACTTACTACCGTAGAACTTGAGTTCATCGTTCGCGCTCTCAGAAAGTCCCAAGTGGGTCGGTCTGAAGCGGATGCGCTCTGGGACATAGTTCACAAAATTGAAAAGATTGTGGAGGGATCGAAACATGAGCAAGCAAAACGGAAGCCTGTTAAACGATCTGAGGGCTGAGCAACGATCAATCTCTGGGCGCATCCCAACGATTGTCGCTATCGCAAATCAGATGGGCGAGCAGGATCGAAAAGATTTGTTGGAAGCTTTAGACGATCTGACGATTACCGCACCAATGATTTCTCGCGCGTTGAAGAAGCGTGGGTTTGACATCAAGCCAGGATCCATCAACCAGTACAGGCGAGGAGAGATTGCCCATGTCATTTCGTGAAGAAGCAGAGATAGCAGCAGAGATTCAAGAGTTGCGTTCCGCGTTGAAGCGGTCGCAGCAAGCTGAGTCGAAAGCAAAACGTAAGTCCGCCGATTTGGTGGCTGCCGTGTATCAAGCAACGTTGGATGCGGCTCGTGCTGCTGACCGCCCAAAGGTTGTTGCACCTAAGAAAGATAAGCGTTCAACTAAGGCTGAGGTCGCGTTGATTCATGCGACGGACTGGCAGCTTGGCAAGCGCACTGTGTCGTATGGCATTGACACGTTGAATAAGCGTATGTCGTTGTTCACCGAGAAGGTGATGGAGTTGACTGCCATCCAGCGGGCACATCATCCGGTGAAAGAAGCAACGCTGATGTTCGGTGGGGACATGGTGGAAGGCATCGGCATATTCCCAGGCCAGGCGTACGAAGTGGAAGCACACCTGTTTGAACAGTTGTTCGAGGCGTCCCGTGTGATGGAGTCAATGGTCGCTTCGTTCGCAGGGTTCTTTGAGAAGGTGAACGTGGTGTGCGAGTTCGGTAACCACGGTCGCATCGGACGCAAGGGTGATATGCCGTACGGTGACAACATTGACCGTGTGGCGTATCGCATAACGCAGGATCGCACGAATCATTTGAAGAACGTGTCATGGCAACAGTCGGACGACTGGTATCAGATTGTTCGTATCGGTAACTATGAGGCGCTTCTTGTTCACGGTGACGAAATCAAGTCGTTCGGTGGTAACACACCAGCGTTCGGCATTTTGAGGAAGGCAAACGCATGGTCAACTGGGGTGGTCGAACGATTCTTGGACGTGTACATGGGCCACTTCCATACCCCGATGACGTTGACGATGGCAAATGGTGGACGCGTGTTTGTGACTGGATCCCCCGAGTCGCACAACGAGTACGCCCGAGAGTTCATCGCAGCAACATCCACCCCGTCCCAGCGCCTGCATTTCGTGGACCCAGCGAAGGGCAGGGTGACAGCCGAATACAATGTGTGGCTGGTATGAGCGAGGTGCAGTGTCCGTGGTCGCTTGCTGTGGTGCTGTGGAAGGACGCGTTCGACGGCGAAAACGGTTGGACCCATATCAAGGAGTACGAACCGAAGGCCGCTTATGTGGCGACGGTTGGCTGGATTTGGCCGATGTGTCTTGAGGGGTATGTGACGGTGGTTAACAGCTACTTCCCTGAAGAGGTTGAGGACATGCACACCGTCGGTATGCCCGTGCACATTCCCGTGGGGATGGTGTACAGAATTATTGTCCTAGATCAACCAAAGTTTGAGTCAGACAAATTGACTTGAAAATAACTGTGTAACACCCCTACAGTTACATGTACCGCAACGAAGGGAGAACGATATGCGGAACTATTACACGATACCTAAACCTGAGCATGGCAGCCAAGACTGGTTGAACTTGCGTTGGCAGAACGAGAAAGGCCAGAAGCGCATCACTGCTTCGGTCGCTGCCGCTGTACACGGTGAACACAAGTACACGTCTATGGCTGATCTTGCTGTTGAACTGCTGGCACAAGAGCCGCCCTCACCGAAAGAGCCGAATGCTGCAATGCTCCGCGGCACAGTCATGGAGCCTTTCGTGAGGCAACTAACCAACATCACGTTGGGCACAGAGATTGTTGAGCCACAGGAACTGTTCTGCTACGACGAGCCGGGTGTTCGTTTAATGGCAACCATCGACGGCACTGACGGGTCGAAGGTCTACGAACTGAAGACTCAGAACAAACGCTGGGACGGGAAGCTGCCACGACAATGGTATTGGCAGGGAGTACAGCAGGCGATCTGCACTAATAGCAACCAGATCGAATGGGTCATCTTTGACTCCGGCATGGACTTGAACTTCCATACACAAGTCGTCAGTTCCGATGAACGTCAGGTTCATATCGACAAGGTGCGTGAATTCCTCGGCTTCATAGATATGGGGATGATGCCTGAAGGTGCCGACCCGAGTTACGACAACGCCGCTACTTTGTACCCAGAGGGTTACGAGAATACCGTTGTCCTTGACCATTCTGTGTACGACACCTTAGAGCGTTTGTCGCTTGCCCGTGAACACAAGAAGCAGGCTGAAGCCGTGGAGGAACAGTTGAAGGGTGAGCTTGCAATGATGCTTCAAGACTGCGAGTATGGGTCTATCGACGGCACTGCTGTGGTGTCGTGGAAGAACAGTGAGCGCACCAGTTTTGACAGCAAGAGGTTCCAAGAGGAACATCCTGCACTGTACGAAAAGTTTAAGAAAACAACCAGATTCCGCACGATGCGGATTATTGCTAAGGAGGCAAAGTAATGGAACTGTCAGAAGTAATTAATAAGTACGGGGTACCGGATCCGAAGCTTGTTGGCAAACTGCCAAAGGGTGGGATGCAACTGGACTTCGTTGGTCACGCTGATGTGACGAAGATGCTGATTGAGATTGACCCCGAGTGGACATGGGAACCCACTGCGTTTGATGTGAATGGTTTGCCTGCATACAGGGTTGAGAACGGCATGGCTCACATGGCTGGCTGGTTGACGTTGTGCGGTGTGCGCCGTCTAGGTGTTGGCTCGGTTATGCACAGCAAGCCAGACCTGTTGAAGGAACTTATCTCAGACTTTTTGCGTAACGCTGCGATGCGGTTCGGTGTGTGTCTCAGCCTGTGGACGAAGCAGGAATGGGAAGATGTTGCTCACCCAGCACCGGCACCTAAGCCTGTGTCGAACGGGTTGGTATCTGCCGACAACATTGCACGGTTTAAGAAGGCGTGTGCTGACGCGGGTTTAGACCCGAAGCAGGTGGCAGATAACGCTGGTGTGTCGCTGGATGACTTGCATGAGTCTGACATGCCGAAGTTGCGGTCATCGTTCGCTGACTTGAAAGAGTTCGCATCCGCACCAGAACCAGCGTTCGCATCCACGACCGAGGCTGTTGCTGCAGTGATTGACATGTTCGGTGGGGAGGAAGTGCAACCATCAATTGACAATCATCCTGCTGGCGGTAAGCCACAGATCAAGGATCCGGGCGGTGTCCCATCACCGAAGCAGTTGGGCCTGATCCGTTCGCTGGGCAGAGGCAAGGAGTTGAACAACAACGATCTGATCGAGGCCGTGTCGGCGTTCATTGGGCGTGACATCACCAAGCTGGATGACTTGACCAAGGGTGAGGCATCTACCGCTATCGAGGCGTTGCAGAAATGAGATGGAAACGTCGGTATCAAGATGCGATAGACATGGCGATAATTAATCAAAGACATATTGAATGGTTGCAAAAAGAAATGAACCGTCTTCGTGATGATCGTCTGGAGTGGTTTCTTATTACCCGCCGTTTTGCTTATGTTGGTAAAGCTGAATGGGGCAAAGAAAAATGGGAAGAAGTTTTTGAAGATTATCTTCGACTTCGTGGGCGACTGGAGGATCCGCGTGGCTAATGAATTATCAACTCTCGGTGCAACCATGTTGGAGTTCACCAACCTGTACACCGAGTTGGCGTGTGACGCTGACCTGATGCGACAGTTACCGGAAACTCATCCGGTGAAGGAAGCGATGCGCTCGTTTGAAAGGAACTATCTTGGACGAACGGAAGGGTGAATGTGAAGGCAACCAAGATAAATGCAATACGGAAGGATGCCCTAAGTTCGGAACTCTGGGACGTCCGTATCGTGACGGTAAACGGAGGATCCGAGGGTGCGGTGACCCTGTTGCTCGCGGAAAACGCAACCGATCTAAAGGTGATAGCAAAGCTCGCCGCGCCCGAAAAAAACTGGGTCTTGCTGCTACAGGTAACGCGGGCACTCGCCACGAAGAACATTGGGGTGGCATGTTCCGTGTCGAAGTCAAAGCGGGCAGCCAGGTGGGTCCGATCTTTACACGTTTCTTGGCTGCTCGTTCGCAATCTGAGGCATCCAAATCGTTGGGAGACATTCGTCCTTTTGCAATGATCGCGATGCCAGACGGCACGAGCGACGGTATCGTGTTGATGTCGTTAGATGAGTTCAGTGAACTGTTGGGTTTAATAGCGTAACGACTGCATTGGGTGGCCTGATCGATCGAGGTTGGGTGCGGTTGTCCCCATTGCTCCTGCTGACGGGGGCGTGGGGCGACACCCTTTTCTGCTAAGGTTTGGAGGAACCAATGAGGATATTTAAACGGCTATTTGCCGTACTCATGGTAGGGCTTATCGTAAGCGGGCCAACACGGGTCGCTGCGTCAGCCACCCCGAAAGACGACGTTGTACGAACGTCAATACCACGGGACAAAACCATGCGATGCCCCCAATGGGTGCCACTGTTCAAAGAGTATGGGCTGCCACCCCACATCTTTTCGTATATAGCTTGGCGCGAGTCAAGGTGCAACCCCAAGTCGGTTTCCGAGGTCCGGTGGACGAAGTACCCTGACATTGGGCTATTGCAAATCCAGGGAAGCTGGATTACCGTTACATCTAATGTTTGCAAAGTGCCACGTTCAGAGGTGCATAACGCGTTGCGTTATATCCACTGCAATTTGGCTGTCGCCCGCTACCTGTATCAGAATGGTGGGCTAGGGCATTGGAGCCTATAGACGAGTTCGCTGACGACTGGGAATGTTTGGAGGAAAACATGGGTCATGTTGATGAGTTTGTGTGGGAGTTGCGTAACAACACTTCAGAATGGAAGTGGGATGCCGCCTGTCAAGGGATGGGTCCGGAAACGTTCTATCTAGAGTTAGGGCAGAAGGCTTTAAACATGATGCGTTTGCAAACCGCCCGACAGATATGTAACCGCTGCCCTGTGCGCCGCGAATGTTTACAGTATGCGGTTGATAACTGTATCGGTACCGGCATTTGGGCTGGCACCACACCGAACCAAAGAAAGAGGTTGCGTAGTGAACGAGCAGGCTGAGTTCGAACTTGAAGAATGGCAAACCCGTGTCGATGAGTTGCGTGTCGCATTGGATCGTGTCCGTGAAGAACGAGACAACTACAAGGATGCTGCCGCTTCGCTAGCTGTTGAGCTAGACCAAACCAAGGTTGCATTGAAGATTGCGACAAGCACCGTTGAACGGCTACGGCTGCACATTCAGCAGGGCATAGAGCTGTAAACCGATGGGAGGGGCATGGTCATGGGTGTTAGGTGGCCTTGGCGTTATCGCACTGTTCAGTATCGGAAGGCACAAGTGGTGGGGTTGGTGGATCGCGTTCGTGAACGAATGTCTCTGGTTCACCTACGGGGTTACCACCAAGCAGTGGGGGTTCGTGTTCGCCGCTATCTGCTATGGGGCAGTCAACTTTTATCACGGAAGAAGGTGGATCAATGACTCCCGCAAGAATTGAACTATTCATCGACCGGCTGTGTTCGTTCTGGCCTACAACCAACATCGCTCGCAACACCCTGAAGTCTGGGTGGACACACAGCGACGTTCTCGTCGAAGCAACAGACGATCACGGCAAGAAGGTGCTGGAGTTCTGCAAAGGACTGCCGCAGTTCCCGACGCTCGCACAGATCGAGCACATGTTCAAGCAAGAGATGGGGCATGTCGATGTCAAGCTCGGTTGCGCCGAATGTGGCGGCAACCTATGGGTTGAAGCACCCTCAACAAAGATGCACGGCTACACGTACACACAGGTCAAACGTTGCAAATGTGCGCTACCGAACGCGTTCAAGAATAAAGGAGAGCTGGACAATGAAATATTCTGAGCGGTGGCGTTGCCCAGAGTGCGGCTATTCAACCATCCTTTACGTGCGTCCAAGCGTCCCACCGACGTGCAACAACCCGGAAGAACACTCGTCACGGGTAGTGGAGATGGTAAAGAAAAACCGAGGGGGCTCACGCCCCGGATAAGGGGAACAGGGCGGAGCCACCCTCGGTGCTAACGGCTCAACAGATAGGTCGTCTGTTGGTTTCTTGGCCGTTACGCGATCATTTTATCTTCCTTATTTCTATCCTGCACCCATAGAAACGAATGTTTTTCTCCAGCTCGCAGCCTTCGACTGCCGCTCGTGCTGCCGACTCACTACCGAATCGGTAGTAATACCGTTCTGATGCGGTGAATGTAGTGCCGTTCCATTTATACGGACCCGCCCACACTCTTCCGTTCGGCAGGGACACAACCCACTGCTGTTTAACTACGGGTTTGGCCATCAAATCTCGAACGGAGAACGCTCGAAACTTTGCCCGCGTTCTTCTCACGACGCCCATTGTGCGGGCCCCTGGCTTGGGTTCTTTGAGTACTGCTGGCAGTATTGTTCCCGCTCGCAGTCGGTCATCATCTCCCATTCATCGCAGTCTTCCTCGGTCCAATCGGACGTATTGAGAACCACCAGTGATGAGCAGTCCCCATAGGACCCGGTGTCGGTGTCGACCCACAGCTTGTCAGGGTAGTAGTCGCTCATGATGTCACGGGATTTAGTCCCGGACAGTATCTCGTTTATGAATGGCACATACGTTGTCATTGATTGTCTCCCTTGTTGGTTGATATGTTTCGATAGTTGAATCGTGCCCGTGCGCGGTCCCGGCGCTGCTGCTCGGATCGCTCCGTTGTGCGGCCATACCATGCACCAAGCTGGAAGATTCCCGCGCTGCATAGCACTAGCACCAGCTCCCTATAGTCGTTTAACGCGTTGATTACTTGCATTAGATCCCTCCTACCGTCAGTCCGTCGGACATTGCGCCCGAGACGATGTCACCTAGATACCTATCTTCAACCACTATCCCGCGGCCCCAGTGTTGCGCCGATTCGGTGTCGACGTTGTCACTGATCCAGCCGCGCCCATCGGCCGTGATCCCCGTGATAATGGAAACACTGCCATGATGCGTAATCTCTATATCCATTGCATACCCTCCCTAGTCCAGCCTTGATTCGACGTAACACTTGACCCCAGCAGCCTGCAGCTCGGCCGCCATAGCTGACGCGGCCGCCCGGTTCACTTCATACGATTGAACCATTGCACCGGGCACGTTCGGGTGAGCTGGCAGATACCATCCCCCGTAATAGTTCTTGTGGCCGATTTTATTCTTGCCGAGCCACCTAGCGAAGCTGCCAGTCGCCGGACTGATGACCACCCCAGCGAACCCACACGCGCCACCGGCGACGTAATACAGTGGCCCAGCCGGATCGATCCGATCCGATAGCCCTACAGCATTGCCTACCACCATAGGTGCTGGCTGGCATGCGGCTGCAGCCTTGTCGCCAACAGCTCGCACCCTGTCTAATAATTGCCTATGTTCTTGCATTGTTTGTCTCCCTTGGTTAATTGTTTGTATAGATAGTTTGAACGAACCCACCCGCGCCGATCAGCTGACGCGCTGTACCCTTGGCCGTTAAATCGACATAGGCGCCCGATTCGCTGTACCTATCGTCACTAATGTCCCCGTCGATTACCGGCAGCCCGCGCCAGCTGGCCAGTGTGGCCGCGTTACGCTTGCGATCCGTGACCACTGCAGCAGTGCCACCGGCGCGAATAAACCGATCAACCTTGCCTAGATCCGTTGTCTCATTCACTGAGTAGCACACGCGATAACGCTCGGCCACCATTCCCGAGCCGCGCAACGTAGCTGGGTTCTTGGTGTAATCGTAAAAATACACATTAGGCAGGACGTCACCATTCCCCAAACTAGGCAAGATCCGATACCAACGAAGATCAGAATTAACATTCAGCCGAGCCAGTACCTTGGGGTGACGTTCGGCCACCCTTGCCAGCTCACTAGCCAGCAAGGCTACGAAGTGTGCCGGGTGCTCAGCCAAGAACCTAGTCTTCACGTTGCGCGCATGCTGCACCGATTGATAACGGCCGTTCCCGTTCTTCAGCACACACACTGCAGCACACTGGCCAGCCCACGCGCAAGTATTCACGCCAGCCGCGTCAGCAGCCTGCAACGTGAGCCCAACACTATAAACGTCACTTTTCCCAAGCTTTAATTGGTTCTCTGGCAACGTCAGCAAGCTGGCGTCAGTCTTGAACCCATTAGCCTGCCGATAATTCAACCAAGCAGCGCGAGCAGCCGCGACTAGCTCCCGATCACCCTGCAACACTTGCCCGAATACTTGATCTAGCTCGCTTGCGCGAGACTCTAACGAAATACTAAGCACCCTGATCCTCCCTATCTGACTAGCCACCACTGGCTAGATCGTTCCCTAGTCTAATCGCGAATTAGTGCAGCCTGCAAGCTGGCTAGGGACAATTCCACTACTTAAAGCAAGCAGCACGCTTGCTGCTCACCCGAACAATGTCCACCACGGTAAAGCTGTACTCGCTACGAACATCACCACCAAGCACCAGCTTGGCAGTAGCAATGTAGGCAGCATCCCCATGACCATAGTGCAGAATCGTTGAACGGCCGCGGAACCCAGCAGAATCGACCACAGTAACCCCATGGTAAGTATTCCCGTTCACTTTATCGAACCATTCACGAACACTAATAAACGCTTGCATAGCTCATCTCCCTATCTGTAAGGGTGGCCACCACTGACCACCACCACCAACAATACAGCAAGCTCGCACACTTGTCAAGCAGCAAGCAAGCAAGCAAGGCGGGGAGACGCATTGCATACGTGGGTGGGGTGGGTGCTTGGTTCAGTGTTTGGGTGGGGGTGGGGGTGCCAGCTGGCTGCACGTTTTGAATCGTTCGCCCGGCCGGATAATGCTACCCGGTGGTGCCGATATCCCACAAATATCGCACCGGGGGTATGCCGCGCCCGGTGGGGGGCGGCGGGTGTGTATGGGGTTTTGTCGCTGTGTGGTTTTGTGGCTGGGTCGGCTTTTGGGGGGCACACTTGGTGTGTATCTGTTTGTGTGTTGGTGTGGTTTGGTGCTATCTGTTTTTGCGATGCGGTTTGTTGGCTTGGGTGCCAACTTTTTGTTTCGTTGAGTGTGTGTGTCACACTCTGCGACTTGGTGACATAGGGCTGGCTCCCCCCACGCTTCGCTCTTAAAGAGCAGGTGGCCGTAGCCAATGGTTTTAGCCGACACCTTGTAATTCTTGTTTTGAACCCCTGTGAGTATCGAAGCTGCCAGGTTATCGTTTTAGTTGTGCTTCGGCTCTGTTGACATGTTGGGGTCGGTCCCCGTTTCCGGCCGCGAATACCGTGCCCCTGTGCTGTCGCTGTTGCGGGGGTTAGGTCTTGGTTGCCTCGCCTGCTTCGCAGCGGTGAGGTCTTGATGAAGTTGGTTGAGAGTATACACGCATGTGTTATGTTGTCAACCTATGGCATCTAAGAAGAGTTCTAGTTCTGCTGTTGATCGTGGTCGTAAAGCTGAGTCGAAGCGTATGACTGCTCAGGGTGTTGCCGAGTCGAAGGCCCGTTTGAAGGTTATTGCGGCTCAAAAGAAAATGAACCCTGGTATTGGAACTGTTGTCCCTAAGAAGCAGGAGAAGCAGTTGAAAAAGTTCTTAAAGAAGTACGGTAAGTAGATAAGTGCTGGCGGGTAGAGGGAGACCCGGAACTCCAACCAAGAAAAATTCAACGGGACTACCCGCCAGCGGTTAGAGTGTAACAGATGACTGCGGGTAGGAGCGGGCGGAGGCAGGTTCCTCCACAAGATGTAGCAAGGTTTTGGCAGGCCCGCGCATCAGGCATGTCAATTAAGGATGCAGCAAAAATTGCTGGGGTGCATTACAACACTGCACAAAAATGGGATTCTAAGAAGAAGGCTGCGAAAGCCGAATTAGAGATAGCCCAGTTGGAGGGCAGGAAGCTTCGCAAAAATGAGGGTGGCGTCCAAAATGATGCGTGGGCAAAAGTTATGGACGTGTCCGATTTGCCGCCTGTTATCCCGTATGACCGGCTGAAACCGGAAGCACAACGAGCTTTGGTCGATTTTGACTATTTCCGGCGCCGCTATTTGGGCAGGGTTCCGTCCCCGTGGCAAGTAGATGCCGCATACAAAATTGAACAGTATTTGTTGTCGGACGAAAAAGAGTTCCTTGTTTTGAACTGTCCACCAGGTGCCGGTAAATCCACCCTGTTTCACGATGTTGCGGTGTGGCAGATTGTAAAGAACCGCAAGATCCGTGTGATGATCGGCTCCGTCTCCCAGGCTTTAGCGAAAATGTATTCGCGTCGTATCCGCGAAACTTTGGAACGCCAGTTCCCTATCGAACCGGACCCCATCCTTGTGGAGAAGGGTTTAGCACTAAAAGCGGAAGCATGTCTCGCTATTGACTACGGACGATTTAAACCGTCTTCTTCAGGTAGTCTGTGGCGGGCAGAAGAATTCATTGTTGAACAGGAGGATTTAGGTGGATTGGATAACAAAGAGCCAACAGTTAGCGCTTACGGCATTGAGTCAGAGTTTATTGGTCATCGTGCTGATCTGTGTTTGTTTGACGATGTGGCTTCACCCGAGAACGCTAAAGAGTCTGCGGCTCGCGACAAACTTATTGAACGCTGGGATTCGATGGCTGAAGCGCGTGTTGACCCGGGTGGAGTTTTGGCGGTTGTCGGGCAACGCCTCGGACCCCTTGACCTCTACGCCCACTGTCTCTCCAAAATCACCTACGAAGAATTTGAAGACGACTACGAAGGCGAAGACATCACCGACATCACCCAAGCCAAAGAACCCCTCAAAAAACAAAAATACCACCACCTCATCTACAAGGCGTACTACGAAGAACTCGACACAGGTAGGGAAAGCCGCCGCAATTCCTCACCCTCTTGGCCACACGGCCCACTCCTCGACCCCCAAAGACTTTCGTGGAAAGACCTCTCGTACATCAAACACTCAAACCCCGGCAAGTTCGCGGTCGTCTACCAGCAAGAAGACCAAGCCGAAGGGAACTATCTAATTGAACGCGTTTGGGCGACCGGTGGCATGGGTCCAGATGGGGTTCTGTACCCAGGTTGCATAGATAACGACCGGCGACCCGGCTATATCCCGGACGGTTTACAGCCCCCAATCATCTCTATTGCTTCGGTTGACCCAAGCCCCACAATGTTTTGGGCTATCGAATGGTGGCTTTTCCAACCAGAAACCAACCTGCGCTACCTGGTAGACGTGGAACGGGTCAAACTTACAGCCGAACAGCTACTTGGCTACGACACCACCACCCGCGAATATTCGGGGATCATGGAACAATGGCAGAACAGGTCATGGGATTACGGTTATCCAATCACCCACTGGGTTGTAGAGGTCAATGCTGCTCAAAGATTCTTGTTGGCACACGATTTTGTGCGCAAATGGCAAGCTTTACAGCAGGTGATGGTTGTTCCGCACACCACTTCCCGTAACAAACTAGATGAGAACCTAGGTGTAGAGGCTCTTTTACCGACTTTGTGGCGCACTGGACAGGTTCGGTTGCCCACAATGCGCGAAAACTGGAAGACATTGGCTTTCATTGATGAGATGTCGTCGTGGACTCGGGACAAAAAGAACGGCACCGACCTTGTGATGGCACACTGGTTTGCTGAGTTACACATGCCGAACTTGGGGCCGGTGAAACAGCCGCCAAGAATGTGGCGACCCTCCTGGTTGTAGTGTGTTATTTTGTTTGTGCTGTGATCGGTAGGAGTTTCTTTGCGTAGTCCAGAAGAAATCGTAGAGCTATATCATCAGCGACGCCGTGCTGCCGGTCCTTTGCATGAGCAAATGCGCCGCATCCGCGAACTGGCAAACGGCGACATCATCGTACCGTTAAACGAACTGGACCGTAACGCCAAAGCATCAGTAGCCAACCTGCTCGTACAAGGTTTGGATCAAATGTCAATGCGTGTTGCTTCTACGATGCCTTCACCGTTCTTCCCACCGATGAAAGAAGGCTCGGATCGCAGCAAGGGTAACGCCAAAATGCGTAAGCGAGCAATGCTTTCCATCTGGGATCACAACAGGATGCAAATGAAGTTGCGTCGCCGTGCCCGCCACCTGCTCGGCTACTCGCAATCTGCTGTTGTTATCAAACCAGACTTCCGCACTTTGATGCCAACGTGGTCGGTGCGCAACCCGCTCGACACATTCCCTGCACCAGTTGACGACCCAGACAACAACGTCCCCGAAAACGTTATTTTTACCTACCGTGTCACAGCGTCATACCTGATACAAAACTACGGTGACATAGTTGTAAGCGGTTTGCGCATGGGACGCGTAGAAGCAGACACCCGATACACCATGTTGGAATATGTTTGCGATAACAGCATTCAACTGATTGTTCTTGGTGCTGACGCAGATTATTCATACACGCCTGCCGAAAACGCTGGTGCGGCGTACATGCAACTTGAATTTATCCCGAACCGCACAGGTATGCCGCTGGCTGTGGTTTCGAACCGGATCACGCTTGACAGGCCTAAAGGCCAGTTTGACGGCGTGCTTGGCATGTACTACACGCGTGCGCGGCTTCAAGCTCTCACCGAAATCGCTATCGAACGCGGCATCTTCCCAGAAGAATACTTGGTTGCTCGCCCCGGTGAAAACCCTGAGATTCTGCAGATCGCTGACGGCAAGCAAGGACAGCTAGGAATTGTTAAGGGTGGCGACATCCAACAGTTGCAGTTGAACCCCGGCTACAAGACCGACACCGCCCTTGATCGTTTGGAACGCCAGGAACGTCTTGAGGGTGCTATCCCAGCAGAGTTCGGTGGCGAGTCTGCCACGAACATTCGAACTGGTCGCCGTGGCGAAGCAGTGCTATCAGCCACCGTTGACTACCGCGTGCAAGAAGCACAGTCCACGTTTGAACACTCGTTGCTTTCAGAAGACAAGATCGCTATTGCTATTGAGAAGGCATATTGGGGCAACGAAAAGAAGTCGTTCTTTATCCCCGGTCGTTCGGGCGGGGGAGAATCTTCGTATGTGCCAAACAAAATTTGGGAATCTGATTTCCATTATGTCGCATATTCGGCTGCGGGTTCAGATGTCAACAGCCTGATTATTGGTCTAGGTCAGAGGCTCGGAACGGGATTGATGAGCAAAGAATCAGCGCGTGAAGCCGACCCGCTCATCTCCGACCCTGACCTAGAACATGATCGCATTATTGCTGAAGGTGTTGAGTCTGCACTTTTGTCCAGCATCCAACAGCAGGCCGCACAACCCGACGGCCCGTATCAGCCAGAAGATTTGGCTTACCTAACCAAACTGGTTGTGTCCGAAGATGTGCCTTTGTTTGAGGCTGTGCGTCGCACCGATCAACGTGCCCGTGATCGACAGGCAGCAATGGCACCTGCTGGCGCACCGGAAACAATGCCAGGTCTTGCCATGCCAGGTATGGGCGCAGAAATGCAAGCTGCTCCACCAGAAATGGGACCGGCAGGCCCACCACCAATCGATCAGCTTCTCGCACAACTAGGAGGTTAAATGTCGGACGCATACGCAAACCGCACCGATCTAAACAACGCCGCCAACCGTGTTGCCAGACAAGCAGCTCCTGGTCAAACATATGGCAAAGCAACCCAACAAATGGAATCTCAACGAGCCGTTCCAATGGGTTCTTCCCCAACCGAAGTGCAAGCCCAACCAAGGCCAGTGCCTGGCACATTAGGGCAATTGACCAGACCAACCGAAAGACCTGGAGAGCCAGTAACGGCCGGCGCTCCTTTCGGGGCGGGACCAAACAACAATGCTGTTCTTCCAATGACTCCACCGGAAAAAGGGAGCAAGGAGGATTTAGTCGAACGGGTTAGGGCAATTTATTCTATGTACCCAAACCCAAACCTGATGTCTTTGCTTGTTATGTTGGAGCAAGGATGACCCAAGAAGAACTTCTTGAACTGCGACGAGAAATTCAACAATACGAAACTTCTCAAAAAAGAATTAGCGAATATAAACAATCTTATGACGAAAACATGGCAAACAAGCTGGGCTATTATCATGCCCAGTATCCTTGGCTTGCCCCAGAAATTTTGATCCCAATGGTTTTCTCTGGTCAAACCGAAATCATTCCTGAAGCCGCAAAAGCAGCAGCCAAGGAAATGATGGAAATTGGCATGACCCCACATATGATGTCTGAGGACTACCAGGAAAAGTACACTCCGAGAATTAGGGGAAGATTTGAGTAACGAAGAACCCCTAGTCCCGGCTGGAACGCCAGTAAGCCAAGTAAGGCTTACTCCTTTAACCCCAGATCAACAGGCGCGCCTTCCTGTTGTTTCTTCTGTGCCAACTGTAGACACTAGGAGCGAACAGCAAAAGCGAAGCGACATTCAAGCTACGCAGCAAGCGCTTGAAAAGTGGCAGCAAGAAAGCATGACAAGCCGAGACGGCGTTTATTTTAAACGTGACGGCAAATGGCAAAAAGCTGGTTCCTTTTTTACTGAATCAGGAAATTTAAGAACAGACCAAATTGCACCCAAAGTAGCGGCAGATGTTATTTCTGCTGTAACAAACACATTTGGGTTTCTTTACGACAATGCCGGAAAACCCATTCTTCGGAAAGCGGAAGACGTTGCAGAACCAGTAATAGAAACCGCTTACAAAATTCCAGGTGTTGAGTTTTCTGTTGGAACCGCTGCAGATGCCGCGGGTTTTCTTGGCAAAAAATCATACGAATACGTGGTTAAGCCATTCATTCGCGAAACGATGGTTAGTCTTATCACCCCGTTTCAACTTTTAGAAAACATAATTATGTTTGCTGGAAGCCAGGCCGTTTTTAGAGATAACGCCGACATTCAAGGACCCAAGGCCTCGCTTCTTGAACAGCTAACGGGCATTTTTACCAACACCACGATGTATTACGAAAGTTTTAACAGGGATGGCGTTGAAAGCAAAGGTCTCCTCCCAAGTCCAGAACTTGAGGCTCGGCGAGCAAAATTTGAAGAATCTTTGCGCCCAACTCTTTACGGTCAAACAGCAACACTTGGTCGCATGCCAGCTGGTTTGTTGGTCAAGTTTGGGCTAGTTGAAGCAGACGACGACATACACCAGCTAATTAGCGGCGGGCTTGACGGTCTGGCCGCTGTTTTTCTTGATCCAGTTAACTGGTTTGCTATAGGAAAAATTAGGGGAATTAGCATGCTCCCCGAAACACCGCTTGCCCCAGCAAAACAACGGGCAGTGGAAAAGATGATTAAAGCTGGTGTTGTTTTAGATCCAGTTACTTTCGCCCAGGCAGAAAAGGTTGCTGCAGCAATTGACGACGCGGCAGTACTTAGCAACGACGCCATAGATCTTCTTTCACCAAAACCAGGAATTTTTTATTCCGGTGATCGCTATACGCCGGAATCGATTATTTCTCAATTTAATGACATTGATTCTCCAGATTTTATCGTTAACAACAACAATCTTCTTGGGCCTGGTTTATATATAAGCGACAACCCGGTTCTTGGTTCCAGTTATCAAAAAAATATTATTGATGACAACGCGCTTGTTGAAAATTTGAAAGTTCCGCTTCTTGACGAAACAGAAGGAGCCAACAGGCTTTATAAATTTAGTCAGCCAGAAAATTTCAACATAATTGATTCCGAAGCTCCATGGACCGAAGACGCAAACGTTCCCTGGAGTAAAACAAACTTTGCTAAAGATTTTTCAATTGAAGCAGATCAAATTAAAGAAATAATAAATGATCTAGAAAAATCTGGGTGGGTGCTCAACAATATGCAAGAACAAAGCATCGTTGAACCCCTATTTGATTTTATAGATAAATTTAACGAAGAACCAGTTCGCATCTGGGACGTATTCAGAGACGAATCGTATTCAACAGAAAGATTTATTCAAAATAATATCGACAGATCGTTCGACGATTTTGACCTAAAAGCTTTTGTAACAGATCAAAAAAATCTTACTGACGATTTTTTGTTACAGGTTGGGAAAAGCATTGTTTCTTCGAAGCAAGCAACGTTTGGCGGTTTGTCTCAGTTTCGTTCTTCGATAGAGGAATCTTTAAGAATTTACGACGATTTGTTGTATTACTCAAACAATACTTTTCTTCCCGAACAAGCCGCCCCAAACATTTTTTCTTCAACGGCCCCTTTCAGGTTGTCTGCAAAAGAAATTGATGAATTATCTCCAAAGTTAGAAAAACTTCGCTCAATCCAAAACAAAATAAATGACATTGAGCAATCAGTTTCCAGCCCTAAAACGATGATTAAAAATCGCAAAAAGTTTGTTAATTTAATTAACGAATATGTTGGGGTAACAGATGAATTTTCTGCAATTTTAAATGGTCCAAAGTCGCTTTTGAAAGAATCTTTGTTCCTCGGCGGCAACAGAGTTTTGTTTTCTCCCAATAGGGTGCTGTCCAACATTTTGTTTTATGCTTTTGATTATCCTTCCACGCCGTTAAAAACAATTAATGGAACCCTTAGGAACGGCAAAAATTACAAACTAGATCTTTTTTCTGCTAGTTCAAAAGTAACTGTTGAGGGGGCACAAATTGGAAGCGACGCAAAAACTGATCCTAGGTACATTTTTAATAAATGGCTTGCCGATAAGGGTGTCGACGCGGTTCGTTATGACGGTGGTAAGCGCATAGGGGGATATGGGCACCATAATGCAATGGTCGTTTTGCGTCCAAGCAAACTTGAAATGCTTGATGCAATCACCGGAAAATATTTGCCCACCAACGTTGCCAAGGGAATGATTGACGCCGGTCAAGATTTACGGCTAAGTGCCGAAACAATGGCTCAAGCCGCCGGGTTCAAAGACGCCGCCGGTCTTATCGATGGCATGCGCAAATCGGCAAACCCAAGTAAGTATTTGTCTTGGAAGCAGCGCGGATACGCAAAAAATCTTTTTGCTCTTATCGCCGCCGAAGAAAGCCCATCAAAAATTTGGGTAAATTTTTTAAAACAAAAATCTCCGCGTTTGGCTGGCAAACTTGCTGCCGCCAAAACCGCCGAGGAAGTTGAAGCAATTTTTGACATAGCAGTATCTTCGGTTGATCCGTTTGAAAAGCTATGGAATTTGCCTGGTTGGAGCGGAAATATTGTTTCAGAAGCTGGTTATCGACTGAAACAGTGGACAAACAGCAAGTCTCGCATTGCTGCAACATTGCCCCAAACAGGAACGCTTCCATTAGACGATTTTGCTGCTGGCGCAAAATATCTCGATGATGCCCTTGTAATTGTTCGCGCAGCGCCAGAAACGCGATCTGCTTTGATGGACAAATACATCAAGATTGTTAGTCAAGATGATCCTCGCAAGATCCGAGGCGACTTGTTCGATTTTGCTAGCGAAGCCAAAAGGGGTGTAATTACTGATCGACTTCAGCCGCTCCTTGACAGGCTGGAGGCTCCTCTTGAAAAGACCACCGAGGAGTTGACTCGCCGCGAACGATTGACGATGAGCAATCGGCGTAAAATTGTTGAAGAATTAAAGTCTTACATTAACCGCAATTCAACTTGGGCTACAGCTGGCGACGAAATCACCAGATACACGTTGGACGACGTTGGGCGCGGGGCACCGCTTGGTTGGATGGAAGGCAACGGCTTGGGCCCAATGTATCCGAGCCAACAAAACACCCAGGGTTTCCAAATTCTTCCTTTTGATCCGGACGAACTTGACGAACTTGTTGCATTGACTGAACGGTGGGCGGTTTTGCGTGAGCAAGCAAAAACCGTTCCTGGCATGTACCAAGCTTCACAGGCTCTTGACGCGATGTTGCGCGGAAAATTTGGGTTATTCAATGCTCAAACGCTGTGGAAGAAGGCCGTGTTGTTTACAGGGCGATACATTGCCCGTGTTGTTCCAGAAGAAATGACCCGTGTTCAGTTTTCTGGTGTATTTGCCCCATACGAGTTTGCCTACGTTTCGGAAGTTATTTCTGGTAGTTTGAACCAGGACATTTTGGGCAGGGTATTTCCGTACATTGGCGAGGCAGACGACATTGCTGCCGATCTTGTTGCTGCTGAATCTCTTGAAACAATGATTGGGCGAGCTTTGGGTCGGGGTGATTCGAAACTTGCCGAAAAGTTGCAACGAAGGCTTGACAAAATTGATAGAGCTGGACTTCAGTCTCGGCTTAACGAAATTGAAAATATTCTTGAAAGTGAAGTTGCTACAGCTAGGGACATAATGATTGGCCCGGATGTGGGTCGAGCTGCGGACACCGTTCTCGGCCAGAACGTTCCTGGCTATATCAAGGCCTCTACCCAGCAAGTGGTGACGCTTTCAGAAAATCCAAAACTGTGGCGCAAATTTAAAGGCCAGATGATTATTGAACGTTCTGTTAGCCCCATCGCTAGGGAAGTTGCCCGCGCTTTGCGTTCCGGATCTGAATTTTCTATTGATCGAATTGCTCGCGCTCTTGTCGAACCGGTTGGTCCTTTTGGTGACATCGAATTCGCTCTTACTTTAAGAAAGTCTTATGAAACATATTTTAAACGACAGGGAAATGTTCGTCCTGGATTTAATTGGAACACTATTGAAGGGGCAAGAGAATATGTTTCTTCGGTTGTAAACGATTTGATTCAAGTCACGGACAACCATCCGACAATGCTCGAAGCTATTGCCGAAGGAAAGGTAACCATCGGCGATAAGGTAATCAATCTTGGCCGTCGAACTGCGGAGGGGAACGTCCCAAGCCAAGAATTTTTGAAACTGATGGACGAAGGCGATGAGGCTCTTGTTGGGGTAAGGCCTTTTAGCCAATCCGTGGATCCACAAAACGCGGCGGCTGGTTATCCAAGAATCGACCGACAATTAGCAGAAAACCGTCAAGAGGCATTTGCTTGGTTTATGCGCCACGCTTATGGCCGAGCATCAGATAAATTCGCTCGTGTCCCATTTTGGAACGCCCGCAAATGGAACCTGATTGCCGATATGGCACCAATGCTTTCCAAACAAGAAGCAGCAAAGTTGCGCAAAAACATTACTGGTTATGGACTGCCAAAGTACGTTGAAGAAAACGTTTTAGACAACCTAAGGTTTGCCCAAGGTGAAGCAAAACTAAAGGATCTTGATGCCCTGGCTGGTTATCAAGCAACCGAAGACACCATTAATCTTTTGTTTGATTCACGAAAGCGAACACTATTTGGTCGCAACCACCGTTTGCTTTTCCCGTTCTTCGACGCTTTCCGCGAAGTCAGCGCACAGTTGATGAAAACGGCGATCAACCCAGTGGCTTTGCACAAAGTAGACAAAGCCGTTCGTGGACTTCAAAACACCACCATCGGCGGCCCCGGCGATATCAATGCCGACGGTAAACGAGAAGGTTTTATTTACCGTGATCCAAGCACTGGAGAAATGGTCTGGAATGTGCCGATTGTCGGTCAAGCCGCTCGCGCAATGACTGGTATCCCATTTGATTACAAGATCACGGTTGGGTCAATGAGTATGGCAACAAGCGTTTTGCCTGGCGTTGGTCCTGTTGCGTCTTTTACGTACACGGCAATTCCAAACAGAACAGGGAAAACTTGGGATGCTATTAATCGCCAGTTCATTCCTTTCGGCGAACCAAGCCAAGACGTTCGCGACTATTTCACGCCCCTATATTTGCGCCGTATAAGCCAAGGCCTTGCAGAGGGAACCCCATTTGAGGGTATAAGCAGGTTGCTGTTTGGCGACCCAAATCAAAACGACACATACAAAATGATGTTAAACCGCTCTGTTATGGCCGAGCTAAGCCAAGGCATGACTACCGGAAAGTACCAATCGAATGAAGAATCAATTCGTGAAGCGATGCGCGTTGGACAGGAAAAAGCCCGCGCTCTTTGGTTTATGCGCGGAATCACCCAGTTCTTTGCTCCAGCCGCCCCAATCGCGGAGTACTACTACAAGACGGACAAAGAACTAGTTCCTCTTGGTGTTCTTCTTGACAGGATTCGAGAAAACCAAAATCAAGTTCGCGCTAATGGTGGATCTTTTGAGGATCAAATAGATTCTTTAATTGTCTCTTTTGGTGACCAGGTTCTCCCATATTTGGCCTCCGTTAGTGAAAACCAGGTTCCCGGTGCTGAGGCGTCAAGAGAATTTTATAACTTTAAAGAACAGAACGAAGAATTGTTTTCTTCTTATCCAGATATTGCTGGTTATTTCGGCCCGAACACCAACCAATATGACCAGGAAATTTATAACATTCAGCGAAGGGCCGGTCAGCTTCGCGTTCGCGGTATCGACGAGATAACAAAAGAAATTCAACAGCTTTGGGGAAATCTGCGGTTTAACGGAACCAAGTCTCTAATTGAACAGATTTATGGCACCAGCCCTGCAGCTTCCATGGCTAACAGCCTTCTTGAGCAGCAAATTCAAAAAGATTTTCCAAGTTGGAACCGTCAGCTTGCCTATGAAGAATACGCTGATCGAATTAGTAAAAACATGATTGAGGTTTTGAAAGCAGCAGACGACCCAGCCGTTCAGACGTTGCCGATTTACCCAACCCTGAAAAGGTATTTGGATATTCGGCAATCCATCTCTGCTGAAATTACTCAAAAATACAAACTTTCTACGGTTGATTCTTGGAAAGAAAACAAGGGCGGCATCCCTGAGCGTGAGGTATTAAAGGGCGTTGGCGATTCTTTGGCAAAAGAAAATCCAGAATTTGAGCCTTTGTGGAATAATGTTCTGTCTAAAGAATTCCGTACACTTACCCCACAAGAAATGCGTTTGGTTCAGGCAGGTCAACTACCGTGAGAGATATAGATGTTTCCTGAGAACCCCAAAACAGGCGACCTATTTACGCTGAATAATATTCAGTATAGGTATAACGGCACTAGGTGGGTTGCCCAACCTAGCGGCCCTCCTGCGCCGACCACTTCTGTTCCGACCACGGTGCCACCTGCAACCGAATCAACAGGTGCTGCCGCTTCTACTTTGTCTCCTGAAGACCAAGCGCTCGTCCAGTCAATTGTTGGTTCGATAGCTCCATGGCTAATGAACACAAACGAAAACAAGTTGCGCGCACTTGGACAGGCCGGAATCCGTTATGTTGATCAGCAAACTGGTCGAGTAGTTCGTTACGAAGGAATTACAAAAACATTGCCCGGTGGTCAAACGGTTGAGCCACAGTATTTTGAAGGCGACGAATACAACATCAGCACCTTAGACCCAGTAGAAATTAGAAAAATTCAGGCCCGTTTGCAAAAAGGCGGATTTTATCTTGGGAACAATTTCAGCATGGGCACCGTGGATCCGCAAACAATTGCAGCCTATTCTCGCGCAATGGTTCAAGCTAACCTTAATTTCACTGACGTAGAAACTGTTATTGAAAACGCTCAGACTGTTCCTTATTCTTCTGGTGCAGGCGGTGGGCTTCCACGATACAAAGTCACTTCATCTGCTGATCTAATCAACGTTTTTGATCGTGCATCGCAGGATGTTTTGGGCCGAACACTTGACCAGGAGGAAGTGAGCAAGTTGGTCAAAGCTTATCAGGCGACCGAGCTTGGGTCTTTGAAGTCACGTCAATCTGTTTCCGCTCAGGCTCCGACGGCGCAAGCTTTTGGTCAGGACCAGATTGCAGCAGAAAACACACAGGAAGCCGACGCATACAAATTTTCTCAGTATGCCCAAGCATTTGAACAATTGTTAGGTAGATAATGGCAGAAAAAACTGTTGCCCAGCGCCGCAAAGAATATATTGATTCCCAGGTAGCTGCCGGTTCGTCGTTGACTCGCAAGCAACTTGGTAAGCAGTTTGACGATATGGAGATGCGGAAAACGGCTGACGTAAACGACGTCGAAAATTTGCGTCGGGTAGTGCAACAATTCTCGCCAGCCTTTTCGTACCTGTTGGAGCCTGGAAGCATTTTTGGTGACGACGTTGCTGCTGTCCTTGCGAAAGCGGTGCGCGAGGATTACACATCAGAAAAACTGGTTGGGGAACTTCGAACAACCAATTATTTTAAAACAACCGAAGCCGCGGCTCGTCAATTTGACGCTCTCCTGGATCAAGACAAGCAGGTCCAAATTGATGCCAAAAAGAATAAGCTCCGTTCCCTTGTTGGATCTTTGAATCTTACGGAGGAACAGTTTTCCCAGGTTGCGGCTACTGCCGCCAGGCGCGGTCTTGACGACACAACAGCTACTCAACTTCTTTATTCGGCTGCGTTTACTGCCGGAACCAAGCCGGTTATGGAAACGACTGGAGTGGCCCGTGTGCGCCAGTTGGCCAAATCGTATAACTACGACATAACGGCTGACGAAATCCAATCTGTATTAACCAACAGGCCAATGTCCAATGGGATGGTAATGTCTGAAACTGATTTAGTGAACAAGATGCGGGCGAACATTAAGGGTGTTATGCCGCAGCTGGCTGATCAAATTGATTCCGGTTTGACGTTGGACGACATTGCGGGTAATTACCGCAAATACGCAGCATCTGTTTTGGAGAAAGACCCAAACCAAATCAATATGTTCGAAGGCCCATTTCTTAAAGCTTTTGGCAACAAAGAAACTGGTCAGCTGTCTTTGGGCGAATGGGTTCAAACATTGAAATCAGATCCAAGTTTTGGTTGGCAGTACACTGAAGGCGCAAACCAGCAGGCAACAGACATCGGCCTTACCCTCGCTCGCGCATTTGGAAAAATCAAAGGGCCGCGATGAGCAATATCCAAGACATACAGGAACTTGCTGGACTTGCTGGGCCTGGAGCAAATCCGGTTGTCCCGAACGTTCTTCCGGTTCAACCGCCAGCGCTTCCTGATCCAAACGAAAGGATCAGGCAGGAGATAGCCGACCTTCAAGCAGAGCTTGAGGCCGAACGGGTTTCCCGTCGGCAAGAATCAGAACTGGCCGTTGCTATCCGCCAACGAGACGCCCGCAACACCATCAAGCAAGTTCTTGAAACCTATGGTCTCGCGGAACTTGCAGACTTTACTTACACGGAAATTATTGCTAAAGAAACTGTAAACATCAACAATCCAGATGCTGTTATTTTTGCTTTGCGCGAACAGCCTGCTTACCAAAAGCGTTTTGCTGGCAACGCTAAACGCCTTCGGGCCGGTTTGGCGGAATTGACTCCAGCTGAATACATTCAACTTGAAGACCAATACCGGCTAACTTTGCGAGCAAACGGTTTGCCCGCTGAGTTTTATGATAGCCCAGATGATTTTCAGCAATTAATCGAGGGTGATGTTTCACCACAGGAGTTTTTTGCAAGAATTGAGCAGGGTTATCGCGCGGTTGCCGACGCCGATCCAGAAGTAAAACGACAGATGCAACAGCTTTATGGTGTTACGGACGGCGAACTTGCTGCTTATTTTATTGATCCGCAGCGAACGCTGCCCATCATTACCCGTCAGGCTCGTGCCGCGCAGATCGCTGCCCGTGGTGTAGAACAAGGTGGCATTCAGATAAGCGGAGCTTTGGCCGAAGATTTGGCCCGTCGCGGAATTACGGCAGAAGAGGCCCAACAAGGGTTTGTTGAAGTCGGGAGACTGGGCGAATTGGCGCAAACATTCGCTGGCGAAGAAGCACTTACTGGTGAGCAAATTGTTGCCGCACAGTTCGGCGTCGATGTTGCTGCACAGGAAGAACTGCGTCGCCGTCAACAAAGGCGTTTTGCCGCGTTCCAGGGTGGGGGCTCGTTCACGCGCACGACCGGTGAAACATCCGGCTCGATCCGCACCGGTATAGGCGAAGCCCAATAGCCCTTATGCTATAGTACCGTTGTTCCTACATGGGGACACCGTTGGAGAAGCCCCGACTTCAGCGTAAACACAAGGGTGTAACTAGCAGCCATCCTCGGACCTCCATCGGGGATGTGGGCGGAAGGAGTGGGTCATGTCGGACGCAAACAACGAGTTTGAGGACGAGCAAATAGACCAGCCAAAGGATCCAGTACGGGCACATATGCGCAAACTGGAAGCCGAAAACAAGCGCAAGGACGAAGAACTCGCAACACTGAAAAGTGCCCAGCGAGAACTCGTGTTCTTGAAAGCAGGAGTAAATCCTGATGATCCGAAAGCGAAGTATTTCGTTAAGGGTTATGACGGTGAACTCACAGTTGAAGCAATCCGACAGGCAGCCGAAGAAGCTAGTTACATTCCGAGTCAACGCAAGGAAATCGAAGAGGACGCTCAAGCGTTCGGTCGATTGAACCGGGCAGCAACTCACGGTGAAACTAGCGAACCCGTGGTCGATTATGCGGACAAGATCCGCAACGCTCGCACCCCAGACGAGGTGATGCAACTGGTGGCCCAAGCAAGAAAAGAACTAGAATCCCTCTAACACAAAGGAAAAAATAAGTGAGCAAGACCCAACTTTCAACGCTTAACGTCTCTAAGGCGGCGTACGAGCAGTTGGCTTACTTCGCGCTCCGCAGCGAACTTCTGTTCGATCAGGCAGCCGATGTTCAGCCAACGAACCAGTCCATGCCAGGTTCGTCTGTCATTTTCACCAAGTTCGGTGACTTGTCGGCCGCTACCTCCGCCCTCACCGAGGACACCGATGTCACGCCAGTCGTCATGAGCGACTCGCAGGTCACCGTAACCCTCGTCGAGTACGGTAACGCAATCAACACCACCGCCAAGCTGCGTGGCACGTCCTTCTTGGATGTGGATTCGGCTGCCGCGAACATCATCGGTTACAACGCTGGAGACAGCATTGACCAGGTGGTGCGTGAAGTGTTGGCTGCCGGTTCGCAGAACATTTTCTACGGTTCGGGTGGCGCTTCGGCTCCGTCGAGCCGTGCGACGGTGGGTAGCGACGACATCCTGACGGCGAACGACATCCGCAAGATGACCGCTTCGCTGCGCAAGAAGAACGTGGCAACCTACAACG